TGGGTCTTATTTAGTTGGCTCAACCACAGTAATAGACGCTAGTAGAAATGCTTCTTTTGCTAAACAAACTATAAACGCGACGATAGTCCCTAGCGCGTTTGCTTGGTTAAACATAGGCTCTACAGGAGGCGGAGAAACAAGAGCAATAGACATTGACGGTGGTTGGAATGCAGGGGAAAGTAAGGCTATTAGCTTCACTTACGCAAGTTCCGCGTCTGACTTAGTAGGTCAAATAAAATCTACTCATATTAGTCCAAGTAGTTCACTTTCATTTGGCAGGCTTTTCCATAGCGGAAACAGCAGTGTTTATCCTTTGGTGCTTACGTCTACAAGTACCACAGCCGCAGACTTGAATTTAATTGGTAATTTTAAGATATCTGGCGCCACAGTAATAGACGCTAGTAAAAACCTGACTAACATTGGAACTTACACCGGTCTTGGGACTATGACCTTGGGTAATTATACAGGTGGTGAACAGTTACAATTCCTTGCTAATCCAAACGGCACTTCACACATCTATTGGAGAGACAACAATCAAACTGAGGGAACTTATTTAAAAGCTAAAGGTGAAGATTATGGTGGTGACATTACCTTTGGCGCGAGATGGGATGATGATGAAGATAAAATATTCTTTAAGATTCGGCAATCATCTGCTAATGCAAACGCTCCAGATGCTCGTATTGGCATAGGAATTTCTCCAACTGAGATACTTCACCTGTATGAAGATAACTCTACAATGGGCAACACCACGCTCAAAGTCCACAACAACAAGACTGATGATGCGGCTGTTCTATGGCTTGAAGGAAAGCGCACAAGCAATAATGACACCGCTCAAATTATTGGGGCTAATAATGGAAATATTGTTACTAACATAAGAACTTTTTCAAGCGGCGATAACGGAGCTTTAAAGTTTTACACCTCCACTTCTGGAACTGGGTCATCGGTTGTAGAAAGGTTTGGCATAACTGACAGTGGAAATATTACTGTTGGCGGCACCACAGTAATAGACGGTAGTAGGAATATCACAGCGGCAACTGGTAATTTTACTGAATTAGTATCAACCCAAAGTTCTCATAACTATCTAAGAGTTAGAAGTAGCGGCTCTGGTGAAGCAATGATCCGCCACAGCAATACTGTCAGTGCTGATTGGTACGTTGGTCTAAGAGATCAAACTAGCAACAGCATAACTAATACTGGATACCACATATATTCTGTTGCCGCAGGGCAAACGGTAGGGGGCTGGAACGCTGATCAGAATTTTTATGCTAGCAACAATGCAGAAATAGCAGGAACAATCTCTAGTGGAGCTATTACTGCAACTGGCGACTCTTCTGTCGGTGCAAGCGGCAATATTAGTATGTCGGCAGGTAGTGCTGGTCAATTTAAAGTCCTTGGAGCAGGTTATACAGGGGCAATTGCATTAGATGCTAATGCTATGCATATATACCATAATTCAAGTAGTAGAGATTTAGTGCTTGGAACTAATGAAACGGCAAGATTAAATATAAGCGGTTCTGGTTTATTTGATTTCCAAAATAACAATTTACAAAGCATAGGCACAATCTCTAGTAAAGCGGTTACGATAAATACCACTTCTGGCACCCCCTTAAATGTTGATACTTCTGCTACCGCCCTACTTGTGCCGATAGGTGGAGCCGCACAAACTCAATATACTGACGTACAGTACATAACTGATGGCGGTAATGGAGAGATATTTAAGGCAGGAACAGGTTATTCGGGTTGGGGTGGAGTTAGAGCGTTCAACATCTACAATTCAAACGGTGTTATAGCTTTTCACCCCTCTGGAACTGCTAACGTATTACAAATAACGTCCACGGTAATAAATTCTACTAAGCCGATACAGATATCTGGTCAAACTGTAATAGACGCTAGTAGAGAAATAAAAAATGTTCCTCGTATTTTCTTTAATTCTGGACTTCAAGCAGTAGATTTAAACAATGCAGATTCTCTTATATTTGATACACCTGATGGTCATTCTGCGTTATTACTAAGCGGTGGAACACTAGACACTAACTACCACAGTAACACTACACATTTCTTTAGAGGTACAGACCTTCTTGATTTTCATGCACAAATTGATACTACTGGAATAAAAAGTTTTGGCGATTACAAGATAGGCGGCAATACAGTAATAGACGCTAATCGCCAAATATTTGCCAAAACAGGTACTCAGGTTGGCGAAGATGGAACATACGGTGGTTACGGAGTTGTTGGCTTTGGCGGCATCACCAATGGTTATAACCGCGTGTTTGGTAGAGATGACAACGCTGATGGCTTATTCCTTGCGGCCGCGACAGGGCGAAATGTATTTGTACGATCCAATGGTGAAGGTAGCGACTCTATTGCTCTTGGCACAGATGGCACTTATTCTTCTTACAAGGTAGTAGCATTTGGAGGTGCCGTAGTTAATGGAAGAAACAGAATATTTGCAACACCGGATACTGCCGATGGTTTATATCTCTGTGCGGCAACAGGCAGAGACATTATTTTTAGACCTAATGGAAGTGGAGTAGACGCGTTTAAAATAACATCCGCAGGTAATTTTCAAGTTGGCACAAGCATTGTTATTGACGCTAGTAGGAATATCACAGCGGCACAAGGTAATTTTACAGGCACTCTTCAAGTAGGAGGCGGTGCGGCAGGGAATTCTTACGATAATGCAGGCTACAAACTATTGTTTGGCGGTGGTAATGGTGATTCTTTGGCAAACTATTACATCGGCACAAACCTAGAAAATGTTGGCGGCAATTACTCTAAGTTAGATTTGGTTTGGCACACTGGCATACGCATGGGAGCGCAGGGAACTTATGGCGGCATAAGGTTCTACAGCAATGAGGATTTAACCGCGAAAGTATTCTCTATCTGTGAAGGTTCTGGCGTTACTGACGTAAAAGTTTATAACGATTTAAACGTAGTTTCTAATATAGAAATAAATGGCACCACAGTAATAGACTCTAGCAGACAAGTCTTTGCAACTAACCTTGAAGCTACAGGCGGGATTAATTTAAGGCGTAATTTAGGCTCTGCTACAGGTATATCTTTTTATACAAACACCTATTACAACTGGCAGATTTACATGGCACCCCAAGGAGCGACTAGCTGTGGTGCAAACGGAAACTTAACCGCACCTACAGGTCTTGCAGGTGTTACATCTTGGGCGTTGCGCTCACGTATGGAAGGTATAAGTACCTATGGTTGGGTCTGGGAAACAGGCGCATCAGGTGGAGGTGGTGCAACAGCTACAGCAAAAATGTCTCTGCAATCAACCACAGGAAACTTGCAAATAGCAGGAACTTTTACAAGTGGCGGTAGTTATAAAATTGGCACTGCCACAGTAATAGATAGTAGCCGCAATATCTCTATGGGTTCTAGCTTAACCGTTGCAGGTGATGGTGGGTCTAACTACACCGCTAACCACATTAGATTTATGTCTCATAATACTGCGCGTGGCGCAGGTCACTTTATGATGGATGATGGAGGCGCAAATACTTGGTATACAGGTACAGCGTATTCTGATGCGTTTAATAATTGGGGGGTTCATTACAAAGCGGCTAATGAAGACGAAGAAACAGCGTCAACTGCTCGCAGAGTTTTCAGCGTATCTAAATCAGGGAGTTTAGCCGCGAATGGTAGCAGTCTTTCTCTAGGCACAACAACGGTCAGACTTATTAACGGCCCATTCGTCAGCGGAAACGTAGGCTTAGAAGCTAACTCTACAAGCTACGGTTGTTATATGCAGGGCGGCACAACAAATTACGCCTACTTTAACAATACAAAAACCGTCCTTAACCGAAGAATGGAGATATTAGCAAGCACATCTCAAGGCACTACAACGCCTAACATTAAATCAAAGGCGCAAGGAAGCGGTGATGGGGTTACGCAACAACACATTCAGTTTACCGACAGCACTGGCAATGTTGATGGGCGAATTACATCTAATGGATTTGCTACAACATACGGAACAACATCTGACTACAGGAAAAAGGAAGATGATCGCCCGATGTCAGCGGCAACGCCTACACTTCTGGCTTTACGTCCTATTAACTTTCAGTGGAAAGGCAGTAATTTACGCACTGATGGATTCCTTGCTCACGAAGTCGCAGAGCTTGTTCCTGACGCAGTGGTTGGCGAAAAAGATGCAACAGAAGAAGTAACAGACGATGAGGGTGTTACCACTACGGTTGACAGTTTACAGGCATTAGATCAAGCTAAGTTAATACCTTTATTGGTGAAAACGATTCAAGAGCTTGAAGCAAGAATTACCGCGCTTGAAAGCGCATAACTAAACTATCTCTAAGGGAGATTAAAAATGGCTATTACAAAAACAGAAGTAAATCAAAGAACAGAAGTCTACATCGCGGCTGACTCAACAGCGGCATCTAGCACCAATGAAGGCAATCCTACCTTGATGGTAGTGACTACAATTACTTTTGACGATACTGGCGATGCTGAATTACCTGCTATATCTAACCACGTTACTCACCTGTCTCGCTTTGACGAAAATGGTGATCCAACTGTAATTAGTGGACAGGCTCAAATTGTTCAAGATATTTGTGCTGGAATCTGGACTTAATGTTCCACATGGAACAAAGGAGATATCATGTCAATACTTGCATCGTTAGTCGGGCCTGTTACTGGTCTGCTTGATAAGTTTATTGAAGATAAAGATACCAAGAATGCTTTGGCACACGAAATCGCCACCATGTCAGAGAAACACGCCCAAGAATTAGCGAAGGGGCAGTTAGATGTGAACAAGGTAGAGGCGGCTCACAAGTCTCTCTTTGTAGCAGGGTGGAGACCCTTTGTTGGGTGGATTTGCGGAATCGGCTTACTTTACAATATATTGATATCCCAAGTTCTAGGCATCTGGTTTGAAGTGCCAGAAGTTGACCCCACTTTGTTGACCCCTATCTTAATGGGGATGCTTGGTATGGGAGCGATGAGATCGTATGAAAAGACTAAGGGAGTGCAAAGAGAAAAATGAGCGAGTTTAAATTTTTCAAACTTAAAGATTTTGACTGTCAAGAAACAGGCGAGAATGAAATGGACTTAGAGTTCATCAAAGGCTTAGATCATTTACGTCAAACTTGCGGCTTCCCTTTTGTTATCACCAGTGGTTTCAGGTCTTTAGAACACAGCGTGGAAAAAAAGAAGTCAAAAGGCGGCACTCATACAATGGGCATAGCGGCCGATATAAGGGTTTCTGGTGGAGCGCAACGTATGGCCGTGGTAAAACACGCATCGGCTTTAGGGATGAGCGTAGGCGTTGCAAAGACGTTTGTTCACGTTGACTCAAGAAAGACTGAGCAAATGTGTTGGTGTTACTAATGAGCCTATCAAAAACTCAGGCTAATAGGTTGGGTGGGTTGCTTGCAGTCATGTCTAATGACGAGGTTCCTAGCAGTCTAATATCTGAGTCTATTGAGAGCGGATATGTTGTTCCTCAAAACGGAAGGTTACGGCTGTCAGATAAAGGCATTGACGAGAAAAATAGACTCTGCACATTGGCTGGTCTTAATATAAAATACTCATCCGAAAGGGCAAAAGAAAAATGACCCCATACACTTACAAATGCACTCTTGATAGGGTGATAGACGGTGACACCATTGATGTGCATATTGATCTTGGCTTTGATGTTTGGCTTAACAAACAAAGAGTCAGACTAGCAGGTATTGACACCCCCGAAAGCAGGACAAGAAACCTTGCTGAGAAAGCCCTTGGTTTAGCCGCTAAGGAGCGTTTGATTGAGCTATGTAATGGCACTCTGACTCTCGTATCTCACGGCACAGGCAAGTACGGTCGCATTTTAGGTACGCCATACACAGGTGAGGGTAAAGATATGTGCCAAACCCTCATTGAAGAGGGTCATGCGGTTGAATATTGGGGCGGTAAGAAGGTTAAAGTCTGGGGCTAACTTCACAAGTGTTATTGCTTCCTATATCCCAAAGAACTTTTTTTATCTCTTCATCAGTTAAATCACTACCTATTGCACAGGCGCTTATGTGCCAGTATTTAACGTGTCCGTACAATTTAACTTGGTCAGCGGCCTTGTCATACAGGTCTTGAATAGTTGGGTTAATTAGCTGGTGGTTTTTCATTTTATTTAATACCTTTTATCGGTTTGTGTTTGTTTAGTATACCACACAAGTTTACTATTGCAAACATTTATTTTTGATTAGCAAGCCTGTCAAACGCTATCCTGACATGGGTTTCCACTAGCGCACGATACTCTTCTGGAACTTGGCTTAACAACTCGCGTCTTTCTAGGATGGTTTTCTTGTCTATTATTTTAGCCGCGTACTGTCGCGGACGAGCGCCAAGCTCAAGATGCCTAGTAAAGAAATTAGATTGAGGGTCAAGCTGGTCTTTAAAGATGCGTGGGCTTTTTGAATCTTTGTTGTATTTCTTACTCATTTTTATTTCTCTCTTCCCACTGCCTTTGCTTATCGCAAACAATCAACCAAGCCCCCCAAAGACAAATACCAAAGGAAAGAAAAACTAACAATCCAATGATAAATTCCATTTTATTTAGGCTCCTTCCACATATCCACAACATCCATAACGCCCATCAACTCCTCTGCAACCTCTTCACAAATCTTGCAGTAGGTAAACTCTTGACCGTATTCATTCTCTCCTACGTCAAGCTCTCTGTCATGAGCATCGCAATATTGGGCATCGTCTTTTGTCCAAGGGCAATCAGGAAGAAACTCGTCGTGATCTCCTCTATCAAGCATACTAGCCATCATTAGAATCCTTATGTAGATCGTCAAAGGTTAATCTCATAGTTTCAATAAGACCTACAACATCGTTACATTTAATACTTTTGCTGTAAGTTTCTTGCGGCAAAGATTTTAAGAATCTAACAACAATATCAAAGGCTTCATTCCCACCATCGCGATATTGTTTTTTAAGCATTGCAGGTAATTTTTTGTCAAAGAGTTCATCTATATAATCCTTCATTGCGATACCTCCTTACCCTTTAAAAAGCTCATTACTAACATCTGTATTCTTACATTTATATCTTGGCCTCCACTTTCCATCCTAGATATTACAGATCGGTTTGGCTCTCCCTTAGTAAAGTATCCCAAGTGTGCCGCTAGTTCTGATTGGGTTACTCCTGCTGAAACTCTCATTGCTTTTAATTCGCTTCCATCAATATTCATTGTGTGATTCCTTTTCAGTATCTACTGAGTTAATATTTTTTAATACAAATTCTCTATATGGGCGCATCTTCACGTCAACGCAAATCTCACACACAAACGCTATCGGTATTCCGTAGGCTCCGCATTCTTGCCAGCCTTCGTCCCTGTCGCAAAAGTGTCGGGATAACATGCTATCCGTATATTTCATCATCACACTCTTCTAGGGTTACGCCAAGAGTCTGCTCTCTAATGGCATTAGATAAAGTGTCTTGCACACCTGTCAACTCAGCCTCAAAAAAAGGCTTGTTTTTACAGTCAATCTTTCTGGAAACAACAGCCTCTAAAAGAATGTAAATCTGTTGCTTTGTTAAAGGTATAGATAGAATGTCCATTAGTGAACGCTCCCTTCGTCTCCCTCAATAATCTCAATTAAAAGCATAAGGTCATCGGGGTCTAAAACTCCTTGCAAGGCAAGCATCGGTATAGATTTTAAGTCTTCACTATATCTAAACTGAACTGCCTCAATAAAATTTGTTATCTCAAAAATTAAATTATCTTCGTCTTTCATTTCTTACTCCTTTCAGCAGGGTAGTCAGTATCAAACCACTGCCATACTTTCTCTTTGTTCCTATCCCACACAGCGCCAAACATCCGCTCAACCCGAAAGTTAGCTTCATCAAAACCGTAGCGCTCAACAAACTCAGGATAGTTGTATTTAATTGTCGCTAAAGTTAAATCATCAGCAACACTTTTATCCTCAAACATATCAAAATCAAATATTACTCTTGTCATTTTTACCACCTCAGTTTTTTATTGTAAACTTATTTCTTAAAATTAGCAACCCAATTCGTGCTAATTCCAACGATAAGAGTCTTTCAGTATCAAAACATTGCCAAGAATGCCTTGCTTTGACATGTTGACTCCCTCTGGTTTTAGCATCGCTGTTGCGGCTAGGTTTGGAGTCAATGCATTTCCATCCCTCCCTCGCCCATCCTCATTCATTAAAACTTGAGTCCCATTCCGCAGGGTAATTAATTGCACGTAGCCATCAACAAAGTCTTGAGCTTCTTTTAGCGGTACTTTGTGCGCGGATATAACAATGATGTTATCGCTGTCATCATTTATTATTTTGAAAGGGTTAGTAAACGATCCATTAACTTTGCTAGACATTTTTCTCATTCTCCACATATCTATCAATTACGTTCGCAAGCTCGTCAAAGTAAATGTCATGCAAAACTGTAATACAATTTTCATTAGGCTCAATAAACTCAATCGTATAGGTGTCTGACCAAGCTAGGCTGATCTTAATTTCACCTTTAAAAAGAAATCCATTTACCTTAAAAGAAAGGTATCCTTTTCCCTCTTGGCTTTGCTCGGCACTACCCTTAAACTCATTAGCACCCCAACACATCATCATATGTCGGCCTGTATTGCCATGAGCATCTACGCCACAATGAATCTGGCGCATAATTGTTTCAGCTACTAGCATATCCATTTTATTTCCCCTCATAGGCTTTACGCCCATCGTTAAAGATATCAATAATAAAGTTGGCTTCTGCCACAATGCCGTGATGTCTTTTAAGAGCGCTTTTGTACGCCTTGGTTAGTGTGGCCGTATCCAAGAATTTTGCACCTTTTGCAACTTGGTTCATTCCATGCATCTGGCGCGTAGCGTTTAAAGTTCTAAAGTAATTTTGCATTTTCTTATACCTTTTATTAGTTAGTAAGTTTAGTATAGCAAACAAAGTAGGTAATTAAAAGCCCATTTTGTACTTCTGTATAAAGCAAGCCCCACTATTTTTTTTATAAACCCCTACAGCTTCAATTACTTTGTAAGGAACGGTTAGTGGGTTTCTTGAAGAAAATATTAAAAGCTCTTCTAAAGTTAAACCTAGAAAAGCCATTTCTTTTTTTAGTATTTTCATTGCAGTTTCGTATTTCATGCTATCACCTTTTAGTTAGTAAGTTTAGTATAGCAAACAAAACAAGTAATTAAAAGCCCATTTTGTGCAAATAACTCATTTATTTTCGTAAAGGGATTGCGCTAGTTCTTGGCCGAATGTCTCTGACCTAAAGTATCGTGCAAAGAATTTAAACTCGTTGCCGAATTTTGTGTGAAGTTGACTGTGGTGAAAAAAGCATAAAGGGACTGCGTTTCTATCGTCTGCTCTCATACCCATACCGCGACCACCGACCCAAGGTTTCATTAGATGGTGTGCTTGGGTGGGTCCTTGGCATGAAATGTCTTTGACGCAACATTCAAGCTCGGATACAAACTCAAGATGCTTTCTGTCTTTAACTCTATCTTTCTTCATTAGACCTCCGATAGCAAAAAAAAGCCCATCTTTCAATGGGCATAAATACTATCATTTATTAGAAAGGAACATCATCATCTTTTAGAACCTGCGATGATTGAGGGCTGGATGCTGTATATGGCGAGTTACCTGCATCAGTCCTAGTGAGTGATACCCCTAAATAGTTCTGGCCGCTTTTGGCTACGTTATTCCAAGCGCCAAATTTATAAGCCTGTCCATCAATGGTAATCTTACCACCTACATCTGGTGACTTTTCGTTCTGCTTTTCTTCTGGCTTGTTTACGTAAACTCTACCAGCAGACACTACCACCTCATAGATATCTTCACCTTTCTGGCTTTGCGCCTTAATCAAAGAGCAATACCTAGTCGCTCCATTTATAGTGATGGTTCCCTTGCTCATTATCTGGCAGTTGCCGTCTATAAAAAACGCGCCTTTTAAATCTTCATTGTCGCTCATGATGTTTCCTCGTTATTGGTTACTAATATGTATTGATATCCTCTTCTTGAGGGAATCCTTTCTTTAAAAACAATCTCGCCTTTTTCTGGAAGGTTGTATTTCTTCCTAATTCCGTAGCGTCTAAGCATCCTTATGCCAGCGCTAATACTTGGCTCCCCATAAAACACATCAAACCTGCGATTTATTTCGTCTTGCAAGCTCCAAAAAGTCCAAGGCTTGTTGTCAGACATTACATTTACTATTGCGGAAGTTAAAGTAACTTTCATCATGCACCTCTATATAAAGTTATTAGCTGGTTAAAGCTATTTTTAATGGCACTCCCATCAGGGCTGTTATCTAGTGCCAGTTGTATATACGCCTTGCTATCAGTGTATATTTCTTTGCAAGCATCGCTATCTGGGTTTGCTAGATGCTTTCTGCATTCGTTTAAAAATCCACTTTCTCCACTAATCGCTTGAATCAAAGTGCCTTGTTTCATTATTTTGTAATAAGCATTGGTATCTGTAGGGTTTAAAGCGTCCAACTCTTTTGGAGTTACTTTTGGCGCGGCATAAACCTTGTCTGTTTTCTTGCGCTTAATCATAGCGGTTTCAGCATCATCATCTTTCTGGTGTCCAATTCCGCAAGCCATAGAAAGGCTGTATCTTTTTGCATACGTCAAAGCAGAACCGAATCCTTGAGGGTCGCGCTTGTCTGCTGGAACTGTAAATTGACCAGTACGTAACTCACCACCATGTCCATAGAATACAGTCTCAACACAAACGCCAATATCAGATGGGTGGCATACCTGCTGAAACATAACGCCATTGTGATTGAGTGGCGGTTTAACGGTGGTTATGACTTCCTCAAGGGTAGCGTAGTCACTTTTAAAATAAGGGTTCTTGCCATCTTTGCTGGCGTGGGTTATTGCTTTTTGTGCCTCTATTAAAGCGGCTATTAATTTATCGTTCATCATATTCTCCAAAGTTTTTTAGCGGCAACTCTCTCGCCATCTGACCAGCGCCAATCATCCAAGTCTGGAATCATCAAACTTGCAATCTCAGTAATGTCATCAGAGTAGCTTAGTAGTCGCATCATATTGTTAGCCGCCTGTCTTACAACGGCCATGTGAGCATCAACATTCTCTACAGGCATTACAACAACCTTGGAGGCCGTCTTGTTTGCGTGTACATAGTCAACGATAGGGTGGCAGTTCTCAGCGGTAGCATATATAGATAGTTGTCGGCACGTTGCTGTAGGAACCTTATTAGGCAATCTGCTAACTGTTTTTATGTCGCGTACAACACCGTCATAAAGCAAGTCAAGATAGCCAATAATAGGTATAGGTAATTCATCAAGCTCTAGCTTAATTTTTTTCTGCGTGGCTAATGGTTTACCTAGTGATCTAAAGTGTGGAATTGCAGGAGCAAGGTATCGGGATAAGTTATCTCGCTCTGATTCTGCTCTTACTGTCATTACAGGAATCTTATCTTCAATGGCACTTTTGTATTCTTCGTCAAAAGAATTTTCAGCCCACTTAATTATTTGAGCTTCACTTACAGCTGGTTCTTCTATGGCAATACAGAGGGCTTTATCTACTGCGGTGCCTCTCCACATAGCTGGAATTCCAAACCTATCCCTAAAGCCTGATACGTGCAGTATCCACCGTTGGGGGTTGGTGATGTATTCGTTTATTGAGCTTGCGCTTAGGTGTCCTACATTATGGTTTTCAAACGGGTTTTTATTCATGGGGGTCATGCACCTTTTATTAAGTTGGGCTAATTATGGGACAAAATGGGTTGATATGCAAGGTTTTATTTGATACTATGATTTAACTATAACGGTGAAACTATGAAACTATCAGCTTGGCTTAAAGAAAATAACTTAACTCAAAAGCAATTTTTAGAATATGCGGCTAGTGATCATCGTGCTAATTTTAGCTACCATGCCTTAGTTAAATGGTGCAGTGGTCAAAGAATCCCTAGACCCGATGATATGAAAGTTATACATGACGCAACCTCTGGAAAAGTTACACCAAACGACTTTTATCTCTTGCAATAACAATCTGCATAGCCCATTATGGGTACATGAGTACAGACGCAATTAACTGGGTAAGGTTACTACCTTGCCCCACCCCCACCACAAAATTAGTGCTTTTCATGCTTGCTAATTACGCAAACAAGAGAACGCATAAGTGCTTCCCATCTGAGAAACACCTTGGAGAAATATGCGGAGTTTCTGATAGATCAGTGCGTAGATGCATTGCCACTTTAGAGAGTCTTGGCTATATAACCATACAAAAACGCTTAGGAATGACTAACTTATATAGGGTTAGTATGGCCGTGAGTGACCACCCTACTCAGGACACCAGTGTCCACCCCCCTAGGCCACCAGTGGCCGCTAATACATTAGATATACAAAATATAAACCCCCCAATAAAAAAGAAGAGGACTCAAAATGACCTTGCAGGATGAAATATTTGAAAAGCATGGATTAATAATAAAGCACCTAGACGAAGGCAATCACAAGACAAAATGCCCTCAGTGCCAACCCCCACATGATTCCAGTGATAGGCCAATGTCAGTGGAGATATCAAGCGAGAAGATTATTTTCTTTTGCCATCATTGTGAGTTTAAAGGTGGGGTAATGGCGCAAAGCATTTTAAATGGTACGGCTAGGAAGTTGGAGCCACAAAAGAAACCCTTTAACCCAAGCCCCCCAAGCGACTCTAATTTTCTAGATGATTACTTTAAAAACCGAGGGATCTCAAAAGAGACTTACGAGGCGTTTAAGGTTTTTTCAGAAAACGATGAATGGATAGGTTTCCCTTATAACGGAGAGTCAGGCCAATGTGACAACATTAAATATAGGCATAAGGATAAGAGGTTTAAGCAAAGCAAAGACCCAGTAAAATCACTTTATAACTACCAAGCGGTTTCAGAGTCTAACGTGGCTATCTTTGTTGAAGGAGAGATGGATGTTTTGAGTGTTCATGAGTGTGGGTTTACTTGTGTGACTACATTACCAGATGGCGCTCCAGCTAAGGCGGCATATAAAGAAAATGATAAAAGGTTTAGTTGCTTGCAGAGTCATCCTCTTAAAGCTAACAAGATTATACTTTTTTGCGATGCTGATGGAGCAGGTGACAATCTTAAAAAAGAGCTTTTGCATAGGTATGGAAAGGTTAAGTGTTGGTATGTAAAGCCGCCAGAGGATTGTAAAGATGCCAATGACGTTTTGATAAAACATGGTAAAGAGTACCTTTACGAATTAATAAAAAATGCGCGACCTTACCCAGTTGATGGGCTTTATACAGTAGGCACTTATTACAATGATGTTATGGATTTATACAGAGGCAACTATTCAAAGCCAGTTGATATAGGTTATTTCAACCTAGATAAAATATACAAAATTATGAAGGGTACGTTCCACGTATGGACAGGAATACCAAACCACGGCAAGAGTACCTTTTTAGACCAGTGCCTAATACAGCTTGCAAAAAACCATGATTGGAAATTTGTAATGTTTTCGCCAGAGCATTCTACAAAGATGCACATTAGACGCTTATTGCAGATGCTTACTGGGAAACCTTTTGACCAAGGTTTTAATGGCAGGATGACAGAGCAAGAGGCAACCGAAGGGATGCGCTGGATACAAAAACATTTCTTCTTTATTGAAACCAGAGAGCATATCCCAAGCGTTGATAAAATTCTTGAGCTTGCGAAGGTGAGCATTCAAAAGTACGGATGCAATGGAATTGTTATTGACCCTTATAACGAGGTTGATGCAAGTAGAAAGGGAAGCTACAGAGAGGATGAACACATTAGAGACTTTATTAGCAAGTGCAAAAGGTTTTGCAAAATGTACGATATTACGACTTGGGTAGTGGCACATCCAACTAAGCTACAGAAAGAGAACAACGGATACCAAGCTCCCAGCGCATACGATATTAGTGGCGCGGCTCACTGGCATAACCAAGCCGATGCGGTGGTGGTGGTGCATAGAGATTTTGACAACAACAGCATACAGGTAATAACGAGAAAAATACGAGAGCAAGGAATGTACGGTCAGATTGGCGAGGCAACATTCAACTTTGATCAAGCCAGCCGAACATTTGTAGAGCCACCTGCCGAAGACTATGGGTACGGAGGGCGTAACCGTGGGTAACTCAAAAGGAGAAGAGACACTAGCGTTGCTGTTAAGGCATTACAAAATACCATTTCATAGAGAGTTTAGGTTTCACGATACAAGGCGCTGGAGATTTGATTTTGTTATTGGGGATTTCCCTAGCATGTTGAAGATAGCGGTTGAGGTTGAGGGAGGCATTTACTCAAACGGAAGACATACAAGGGGGTCAGGGTATTCTGCTGACTTAGTAAAATACAACACCGCTTTGTTGTGTGGGTGGCGAGTCCTTAGATACACCACCAAGCAGATAGACCAAGATGTAATAAATGATATAAAACTACTATTAAAAACTGGAGAATAAGATGCAAACAGAAGATAAGAAAAAAATGAGAAGACAGGTGTTATCAAGGAATCTTGCTTCATTGATGACGTTTAAAAAAATCAACCAAAGTGACTTATCAAGAAGAACTGGAGTTTCACAGCCGACTATAAGTAGAGTGCTATCAGGATTGGCTTCACCAAGGATAACCTCCATTCAAGAGATAGCAGAATATTTTGGCGTGGGCGTGGATTACTTGCTCACTAAAAATAATTTGTATAACGACGAAATGGAGATTTAATATGTCAAACGAATCAGATGTAAACTGGAGGGATCATGTGTCAACCAAGCAACAGGCATCAGACCCACTTGATCGGTGCATAGAGTCTTGGGAGGTTGCTATAGCCAATTATGAGATAGCCCAGATTGCTTACGTAGAGGTTGAGTCTAGCTTTAAGGCTTGGGAGGCGGCTATTAAGATGGCTCATATGAGGAATAAAGCATCAGGGGTAATGGCAGAAGGTTTGGTCAGGACGCATAACGATTGGGAAGCAAGGTATCTTGAAGCGCAAACCCTGTCTGTAAGGTCTGAAACGGCTAAACGGATACTAAGAATCTCAGAGGCTAAGTGGGAGACTGAAAGATCACGACAGGTTAGCTTGCGGAATCTGAAATAATAAAAAACCCCAAATAGTAGTCAACTAGATGGGGTTACTACTGCAAGGTCTAACCTCTAAGGTAATCTAAACTAAGGCCATTGTTTTGGCTTATGTAACTGTCTGTAACAGCTTCTTTAAGCAGTCGGTTATCTAATTTAAAATCAAAGTAACCAGTAGCTATTCCGTTTAAATACGCATCACTAGGAGGATAGATATTATCTTGGTCACACATGACATACAACATTACTTTTCCGTAGTGGGTATGTATAAACTTTTTCTCATACAGGCTAGGGAACCCTTCATACCTGTCTAAGGATTTCTCGCAGGTGTCTGTTATTCGCCATAGCCCAAGTGGTACGGTACTTTTTCTCTCGGCACTCTCTACATCAGCAACCCCTCGGAACTTTAACGCATGACCTTCTAAATCATAGCTCGCTACAGGTTTTGCATATGGGCATCTAAAGCGCATTTGGTCCTTGTTTAAGTTAGAGCCATAAGCCCCATACAAATAGTCAGTGATTACAGTATTCTTTTTCATTACGGTATTCCCTTTTTTGGTTAAATCAAGTTGGTAGCTTTTACGCAAGTTCATCTTGTCGCTCTGCTAGGTAGTCGGTTATCTGGGTGGTAATTCCCATGCACATCCCTTCGTCATTTCTTGTGGTGGTAGGTAAAGATAAATCATTAGCTCTTGTGATCTCGTTAAAGCTAAGTCCCCAGTTTTCTAAGCAATCAGCAACAATATAAACTGGCTTCATACCGCTAGCTCTACAGGTAGCACCCTCTCGGTACAAAAACTCTGCAATATAATCATTACTTAATCTTGCGGCTATTTGGCCGTCCTTGGTTATATTCCAAGTTTTAGTTTTTTGGGCATAAGTCATTTCACCGCCCCACTTTGCAATCAGGTCTCTAAGCTGTGCGTACCACTTGCCTGAGTTGCTTGTTACTGCGTTGGTAAGCTCAATGCTCGTCTCAGTAAACTGCATCAAAAAGCTCAACCAGTTTACGATCTTTTTAAATTCAGTAGTTCCGCTATGCTGTCTAAACTCTATGGAGCCTCTATTGGCAATCTGAGCTAGGTTCACTTTAAAGTAGCGTCCTACGCTGTTTGCCGCCCTTTCTTTGGTAGCGGCACTCTTAACGGTATTCTTGTTGCTACCTATTGTCCTGCACCATTGAGGGCTACCTCTGCGCGATCTTGGCATACATAGGTCAATTTGCTCCTCGTAATTACTGTACCGCTCATAGGTGGTTTTGATTTGGTCAAGGGTCATATCTCTGCAATCTAAGTGAACGTGTAATCCACAACTTCTGTTTACCGTAACGCCTTCAACGCTTTCTAAAGCATTAACTACCTTCTCTAATTCCCTAACACCATCAACACCATGCAGTATTGGGCTAACCAACTCTCCAGCGTAGCCTCTAACTGATCTCAAGCTAGCATCACTAACTATTTTCCAGTGTGGGCGTGTGCTGTGGTTGTAGCTCTCAATCTGGCAATCAACACCAGCAAGGTTAATCGCCTGCTCTACCTGTCTAAGGTTAGCGCCAACGAACTCAATCTCAATGCCAAACATACGGTTAGTAATCTTGGGTAGTGTATTGCTCATATCTTGCACCTTTTATTGTAGGGGTTTATTTACTTAATACAGTTATTATACACCCCTTGTTTACTATTACAAACATTATTTGCACTAAATGGGCTTTTTTTTATGCTTTTCGGGCTTTAATGGATTTCAATCATGAGGTACAATGTATTTAGACTTAACAATGAGGTGGTCAGATGGCTAATTGGTCTGCTGAAAAAATTCAGCAAAAAAGTGTTGATGCTTTAATTCCTTACGACAGAAATCCTAATATTCACCCTGAATCTCAGATAGACCAGCTTGCTAATGCTGTAAGAGAATGGGGGTGGACTGTGCCTATATTAATTGATGAAAATGACATGGTTCTAGCTGGGCATGGTAGGTTGTTCGCGGCTAAAAAACTAAAGCTAGATACAGTTCCTTGCATAGTAGCTGAGGGATGGAGTGAAGAGCAGAAAAAAGCATATGTTATAGCAGACAACAAGCTGTCTGAAAGTAGTCAGTGGGATGACGCGCTTTACTTCTCAGAGCTTAGGTCGCTATCAGATAATAATTTTGACCTTTCATTAATGGGTATGCATCCTGACTTTTCTTTTGATGACTTTTCCCCTAACTTGTCTCCAATGCAGACTTTTAGAGATGTTAATCAAAATGATATGGATAGGGCATCTACCAATCTTGAAAACAATATAGCTGGAATATCATCAGACAACTCACTTGACGGTGTTGAAGTGACATGCCCTTATTGCGCTGAATCTTTTAAGTTTAGCGGATCATGACTAATGAAGAAGCTGTATCTATACTTGAATCGTGGAACTGGCGATTTGCTAAAAGTATGCCTAATATCCCTCATTCTTATGCAAGAAAATCAGATAGGTCAGATGTAGGCGAGTTCTTTAAGGTTGCAATGCATGTTAAAGATAATGGTGTTGCAGAAAGATTTTACTCTAAAACATATAAATATTTGTACACTGAAACCCACAAATACTGGGTTATGTATGAAAACATTGCTGAAGCCGAAATAATTAATAGAGCGGAGTTGAGATGATTACAAGTGTAGGTAAGCATAGAGTTCAAATGTCTGATGTTATGAAAGGCATAGATAATTTAATGCAAGGCGAGCAAGCTGACTTTCTTTACAGTGATCCTCCTTGGGGCCAAGGGAATCTTAGGTACTGGCAGACAATAAATAAAAGGCATACAGGTAGGGATAAGTCAGATATTGATTATGCTGAATTTTTGCCGTTTTATTTTAATATGGCCTATAAGTATGTCAAAGATATTTGCGTCATTGAGTACGGTGAGAAATGGAGATATGACGTAATAAAGGTTGCTTCTGATGCTGGCTTTAAGCATTCAGGGGTATGCACTTCAATGTACCAAGCTGGAAAACTTTTGCCCCTTGATGTACACGTTTTTAGCAAGTCTGGGTCAGTAGTAATGACTGATGACTTTAGGCGAGGTTGCTTGGAGTTTAAAGGTTTAAATTTAGTCAACTTTATCTTTGATCAAATGCTTCCTAAAAATTCAAAAATTGTTTTAGACCCTATGTGTGGAATGGGATACACAGCGCAAGCCACTGTAAATAAAGGATTGGCTTTTCGCGGAAACGAGCTTAATGAGAAACGCTTAGATAAAACTATAGATAGACTTAAAAAGGATGTTGGCTAGTGATTTATCACACCGCTTTAAAAAATAGGTCTGCTAATTATGATGGCATAAAAGAGACTGTTAGAGCGGATCATCCTAGAGGGGTTATGTTAAAGCATGATTTTGTATCTAATGGTTTAGCGCCTGAGTTTAATGAGTGCGATGTGCTATACGCAGAGCCTCCTTATGCTCATAGCGGCCTAAAAATATTTGATGCTAGGGCTGGCGTTAATGATAGAACGTATAGCGATTTAATTAAGGCTATATCTAAAATTTTGCTTGAATGGACTAAGCCAGTATATTTGATTATGAGCAAAACAAATTTAGCAAAGTTACCTAATCCAGATGTAATTGTAGAGACTACTTTAAATGGCGATGTGGTTTCAATGGGTGTCTGGAATGATAAAAACCCTATTTTACTCCCATCAACAGAGCTTATATGTCAAGGACTTGGATCTAGGTATAAATACCTAGGTGATTTTACGTGCGGATATGGGACTCCAGTAAAAAACTTTATTAAGGGTGGGGGCGATAGGTTTGTGGCATCTGATTATGATGGTAAGTGTATAACTGTTATTTCTGGGCAAATGAGAAAAGTATGAAAATCTTTTTAAGAGAAAGTGTTTACGAATCCGCTTTAAAGCGAATAAACCGTATATTTGACGAGTTTGATAATGTAGTTATTAGTTCCAGTGGAGGAAAAGATAGCACAGTCACTATGCAGTTGACGCTTCAAGTTGCGGAAGAGCGAGGTAGGCTACCTGTAAAAATGTTCTTTTTAGACCAAGAAGCGGAGTACAGAATGACCATTGAGTATATGAGGATTGCTATGGCAGATCCTCGTATTGAACCTCTTTGGGTGCAAGCTCCTATAAAGTTATTTAACGCCACATCTATGGATGACCCTTGGTTGATGTGTTGGAAAGAAGGCGAAGAGTGGATGCGCCCTAAAGAGGCTATAAGCATTAAAGAGAATGTATTTGGCACTGAACGATTCCACGATATGTTTGTTAAGGCTTTAGATTATTGGTTTCCTAATGAATCAGCGTGTTATCTAGCTGGAGTTAGAGCGGAAGAAAGCCCTACTCGCTTGGCTGGTCTAACCACTGCGGCAACCTACAAGGACATAACGTGGGGTAAAAAACTCAATGAGAAAAAAGGCCATTACACGTTTTACCCTATTTGGGATTGGTGCATGAGTGATGTATGGAAGTATATTCACGATGGAGGTTGGGAGTATTGCAAGATATATGATGAATTGTATAGGTACGGAATAAGCCCTCGCAATATGCGTGTATCAAACCTTCACCATGAAACGGCAGTGCATAGCTTGTTTTTCCTACATGAAATAGAATCTGATACTTGGGATGCTTTAACTAAGCGTCTTGGGGGCATAAATCAAGCTAAACACATGAAGAAGAATGAGATGTTTGCGGTGCAAGAATTGCCTTATATGTTTGAAAGCTGGCAAGACTACAGAGATTATCTTACTGAACACTTGATAACCATGCCGAAGCATAGAGAGGCTTTTGTCAAAAAGTGGGCAAAGATGGATGATTTTTATGGTGATATGGCAAATCCTAAAGACTTGGTAAAAAAGCAAATATCATCATTACTAGCCAATGATTGGGAATTTGTAAAGTTAGCTGGATTTATGAATAGCCCCCCTATGATTACATACCGAGATTGGAGAAGAGGAAACATCTCTAACAGGCAAAGACTTGATAAAAACATGGTATACATTCAACCACACAAAATCGGAGAAATAGATGAGCGATTTGCCAAACCATCCAATAAGTGAAGTTATATGGGCATCTATTGAGGATGTAACCCCTAATGACTACAACCCTAACTCAGTAGCAGGTAAGGAGATGGGGCTTCTGTACACATCAATAAAGCATGATGGATATACACAGCCTATCGTTACTATATGGGATGAAGAATTAAAAAAGTACGTTATTGTTGATGGGTTTCATAGGTACTTCATATGTAAAAATAACAAAGACATTCAAGACTCAACTGGTGGCAGGGTTCCTATAGTAGTAATTAAGAAAAGTATTAATGAAAGAATGGCCGCTACTGTAAGGCACAATAGAGCTAGAGGGGCGCACTCTATTACAGGGATGTCTAACATGGTTTTTTCAATGCTTGATAATGGTTGGGAGGATGACAAGATATGTAACCACCTAGGAATGAGTGCTGATGAGTTGCTAAGGCTAAAGCACATAACAGGGTTTTCTAAGTTGTTTGCAGATGCAGAGTACAGCAAATCATGGACTACTAAAGACCAGATACGCATAAAGAAAGAATACAAATCTTTAGACAAATCTAAATAATTTGATAACGGTAACGCTATGAGCCAGAAACTAACGGAAGATTTAAAAATAGCTATAAGAGATGAATTTGTTCATGGTTTTACTAATGAGCAGGGGGTTAGAACTTATCCTACTATAGACGCTTTAGTTAAGAAGCATGGGGTCTCTAGGTCTACTCTGTATAGTTATTCCTCAGATGAAAACTGGCAGTCTCAGAAAAACACTGTTCAAACTAAGATTCAAGAATCTTTAGATGAGGAGAGAATCAACAGAATGGTGTCTGACTCAAAGAGGTTGGATGATACGGCCATTCAGATAGCTCAAGCTATGCTTGGCAGGGTGGGGCAGAAGCTACAGAGGGCGCAACAAGATGAGAGGGTAGACCCTAATGAGCCTGTTAAGCCTTTTATTGAGGCTATGACAATCCAAGAGCTACAGGCGGCATCTCATGTTGCTCAGAATGCACAGAAACTTGGCAAACTCGCCCTAGGCGAAGCACAGGAAATTTCAAAGGTATCAGCAGATGTCAGCAACCCAGAAGCCTTCCACAGAGTTATGGAACAACTTGACGAGCTTGCGAACGCAAGGTCACAAGGCGGTAGCAAACCTCTACACTGAGTGGCTATCTACAGCTAGGCCGACACAAATAACGCCTCAAGGCGATTGGAACATATGGTTAATATTAGCTGGTAGGGGGTGGGGAAAGACGCGTACAGGTGCGGCTGACGCAATGCTTTACGCTCTGCGTAACCCTAACGTGCAGGTGGCCGTTGTGACTCCCACATTCGGAGATATTAGGCGCGTAGCGTTTGGTGGTGTGTCTGGGATACTTAAAACCATGCCAGAGGGCTGTATGCTTGCAGGTAGAGGACAAGGATACAACTCATCAGCCTCAGAAATACGCCTGTTTAATGGCTCCATTATCTATGGTTTTTCTGCTACTGAGCCTGATCGTTTAAGGGGTCCGCAGTTCCATAGAGCTTGGTGTGATGAGCTTGCCGCGTGGAGATACCCAGAAACCTTTGACCAGCTTATGTTTGCTTTACGGCTAGGCAAAAACCCTCAGTGCATCATTACCACTACGCCAAGGCCAACACCTCTAATCAGGCAGTTGCTTGAACGAGATGATGTTGTTGTTACCACAGGTAGCACTTTTGAAAATGAGGCAAACTTAGCATCATCCACCCTTGCGATGCTTAAACAAAAGTATGAAGGTACTACATTAGGTCGCCAAGAACTGTATGCTGAGGTATTAGATAACCTAGAGGGGGCGCTTTGGAATAACAGCATGATTGATGCGTCTAGACGGCCTAAAGATACTAAGGTTGAGTTCACCAAGGTTATTGTTGCGCTTGATCCAGCGGTTACTGCTAACGCTGATTCTGATGAAACTGGTATCGTAGTGGTAGGAAAAGACGCGCTGAACAAGTATTATCTGTTAGATGATAGATCAGGCACGTATACTCCCGACGAGTGGGGAAGGTTGTCAGTAGAGCTTTTTTATACATGGCAAGCAAATTATATTGTCGCTGAGGTTAATAATGGCGGTGATCTAGTAGAAAGATTAATAAGAAGTATTGACACATCAGTGGGGTATAGATCAGTTCATGCAAGTAGAGGAAAGATGCTTAGAGCCGAACCCATATCAGCATTGTACGAGCAGGGCAAAGTCCACCATCTGGGAGTTTATCCAGAGTTAGAAAGTCAGATGTGTACATACACAGGTGACAGGCCAAAACCCTCCCCCGATAGGCTTGATGCCTTGGTATGGGGATTAACTGAATTAAGCAAGTCACGCGGTGATATTGCTTGGAGAGTTTCATAATGGCTATATTTGATAATTTGTTTAAAAAGAAGGTAAACCCAATAGTAAACACTAAAAACTCCTCTATGGTCGGCTACTTTGGTGTAGGCACTGAGGAAGCGAAAAGCTACAACTACACAGAGTTAGCGTCTGAGGGGTACATGAAGAACGCAATCGTGTATCGGTGCGTTAATGAGATTGCCAAGGGCGCATCAGGTGTTCCGTTTAAAATATGTAACGCTGATGGTGACGAGATAGAAAACCACCCAGCCATATCCTTGATGAATAGACCGAATCCCTTGCAAAGCTACTCTGAGTTTATGAATGCTCTGTTTGGTTATTTACTGCTATCTGGCAATAGCTACATGCTTAGAGTCACAGGGATGAGTAACGTCCCAAAAGAAATTCACCTCTTACGTCCAGACAGGATAGTGATTGAGGGTGGTAAGGGTGCGATGCCACACAAATACGAATACAAACTTAATGGCCGAACTGAGGCTGTCTATGAAGTGGATCAAGAAAATGGTTTTAGCGACCTAAAGCAAGTTAAGCTATGGAACCCACTAGATGACTTTTACGGCCTATCCCCATTGAATGCGGCCGCTGTAGAGGTAGACCAACACAACCTATCAAGCAAGCACAACATTAACCTTCTCAACAATGGAGCAAGGCCATCAGGCGCGGTTATATTCAAGCCAAAAGATGATGCAGGTTTTGCAGTCAACCTAACAGAAAGCCAACGACAGCAATTACTCACTGATCTAAATAACAGGTTCCAAGGTACGGCAAATGCTGGCCGACCTATGCTATTAGAGGGTGATTTTGATTGGAAAGAGATGGGGCTGTCACCCAAGGATATGGACTTTATTAACCTCAAACACATGAGTGCGACTGATATTGCGATGTGTTTTGGCGTTCCCTCGCAGTTGGTTGGCGTTCCAGATGCACAAACTTACTCAAATGTAGCAGAGGCTCGGTTAGCTCTCTATGAAGAAACCATTATCCCTATGCTAATGAAGGTTCAGTGTGATATTAACGAATGGTTGATGCCTCAGTTTGATGAGGATATTTACTTCAAGTTTGACACAGATGAGATTCCTGCCCTATCTGAGAGAAGAAAGCGAATCTATGACAATGTTATTGGTGCAGTTAAAGAGGGCATCATGACTAGGAACGAGGCGCGAGAGCGTTTAGGTCTTAATGCTATAGATGGCGCTGATGGCTTGTTAGTTAATGCCAGCCTATTCCCTCTTAATGAAGGGCTACCAGATGCGCCTGTAGAGGAAGATGATGGTAAGGATTACGAGTTTTACGATGAAGAATCTAAAGCCCTATCCGATATAGATACAACACCTAACAAGGCAATGGCTCAGGAAGCGCAGAGAGGTCTTGATTGGAGAAAGAAGCATAACAGGGGCGGTACTCAAATAGGCGTGACGAGAGCCAACCAATTAGTGAATCGTAGCAAGGTTTCATTAGATACGGTAACTAGGATGCACAGTTATTTTTCTAGGCACGAAGTTGATAAGCAAGCCGCAGGGTTTAGTCAAGGCGAGGAAGGTTATCCTTCGGCAGGGCGTATCGCTTGGGCATTGTGGGGCGGTGATGCAGGGCAATCTTGGGCTAAGGCTAGGAGAGCGCAAATAGAGAGAGAAGAAAGCAAGGCAGAAGCGGATGATCTATCTGTTGGTGATATGGTTAGTTGGGATAACTCAGGTGGCAGGGCTAGAGGCAAGATAACTAGGATTGTTACCAGTGGGAAGCTGTCAGTACCAAAAACCGACTTCACGCTTAATGCATCAGAAGAGAACCCAGCGGCACTAATCAGGATATACCAAGGAAGCAAGCCAACGGACGTAATTGTTGGTCATAGGTTCTCAACACTGCGAAAACTTTAATCAATGGGTGATGCACTGAGAGTAAAACAGCTTTTCGGGTTTAGGCAGGGTTCAGTCAATGCTAGGCGTTATGCTGTAGAACAGGCTAGGATGAGGGATAACCTTAGTCGCGGTTTTCAAAAGAAGCTAGAGACGAGTTTTAACAAGTCAGTCAATATAGTATCCAAACAAATAGAAAACGATGACCCTATAAACAGTGGGGTTTTAGTCGCTAACATTGAGACCGAGGTAACAGCCGTTATCTCTGCTCAGTTAAGCCGCGTATTCCAAGTAATCTTTGACTACAACGACCTAGCCTATAACCGAATAACTCAGAAAGCAGATGACGATGCCTTTATGTTTGGTAGGTCAATAGCCTTTGAGGAGGCCGTTGCTCTGTACTTTATCAACCGTGAGAGCTTCATCAGTAACATTTCACGCACACAGGGCTTGCTTATCTTGGCATCTATAGAGAAATTACGCCTAGGAGACGCAACTTTAGTCCAGATAGCCAAAGACCTAAGAAAGAACTTTAGGCCAATCAATAGGAATCGTGCGGCACTTATCGCTAGAACTGAGACACACAGCGCGGCTGGCTTTGCTCACCAGAGGTATCATAAGAAGGTAGGTGACAGTTATGGTGTGTCAATGCTCAAGCAGTGGGTATCAACAGGGGATGGTCGGACTAGGGAGACTCACAGGATGGCTAACGGTCAGCAGGTCACTATGGATGAGGATTTTATTATAGGTGGTAGACCCATGAGTTATGCTGGAGATCCCAGAGGCGGTGCAGTCAATGTATGCAACTGTCGGTGTGTCGTGGTCTATGTTGATGCTAGAGATTTAGTAGACGATGACTTTGATCCTGATGATTATGAGGATATTTAATTTAACCTACCCCCCCTT